TCAGTAGAATGGTTCATTAAATGCCACACTCTGTTTTTAGCTTGTGGGCCATTCTCTTTTAAGGTTTTAGTAAAAGCACCTGGTGTAATAATATCACCATCGCTATCTACATTACCAAATGCAGAATAGTAGACTGTAATAACTCTACTATTGTCTTCCATATCTATGGGAGAACCTTCAATCGACTTTTTGTTATAAAAATTACTCATATTTATTTGTTTAAGCTACATACACCGTACAGCATCGGCAGTTGCAGTTATTTACTGCTCCACCGTTCTCATCGTGTGCATATTGCATTTCAATTACACCGTATTTAGGAGTGTTTACTAGGAATGGTTGATTCACAGGTATTCTTACTCCACCATCATCAGGATTCGTCTGTCTATCTAAGGCTTGATGCCAAGCTCTAGGTAGTGCTACATATTCAGCGTGAACCCATTGTTTAAGCAAAGGTATATTAATTCCACTTGTTGCTCCCATCGCACCTGTACTTAAAGCTTGATGAGTTTCAGTTCTTGCAATTAATAAACTCCTTGCGTTATTTATTTTTCCTTCTCTTAAAGTCTGAATAGCCAAACTATTCACTTCATCTCTTGATAGGTTGTTATCTCTTCCGTATTGTAATACGTTATTAAGAATCCTTGCTATCTCATTATCTGTTGTGTTCTGAATCCCAAACATCTTAGGGCCGCTAATCGCTGTCCAATAGGATAACATAAACGCTATCCACTCATCTAAGATATTTAAGGGATCAAAATCTATAGCTTCGTCTTTCTTATACTTGTCAAATATCTTTTGATACCTCATTGCTGTGTATCCACCTGTCCCTTCGTACAAAGTTCGTAAAATATTGGAAACTTTGTTATTGTCGAAAAATGTCTTGTTAAAATTAGCTACTTGGTCTGCTCCTAATTCTCTAACCAACTCTGCTGCTTTATTAAAATCATACTGCAATGCTTCCTTTAATTTAGGAGCAAATTCGTTTATTGATTTTCTAGCAATCTTTTGTTGCAGGTTAAACTGCTGAGAAGGTTGTAAGATTTTGGACACACATATTATTTTACTGGAGGTAAATTATAATCTCCTTGTTGTTGAGCATTACGAGGGTCTTGTAGCATTGTCAATTCTGCTACTGGTAAATAACCAGCAGGAATATAAATTTCATTCATCGTATCCTCTTGGATAGTGTCATAACGCATAGCTTGTCTTTTCTCGTTTGGAGTAATCCACCAAGATTGAGATAAGATAGCAGATAGTTCTTTCATATCCTCTTGTAGTTCAGGAAACACAGTAATATCGAAATCGATATAGTAACCATTTCCAATTTCGTTCTCAAAGAATCTATTAAACGCATCACGAATCAAAACTAATTCAGGAAGTACTACTTGTGTAAGCATTTCCTTCTTAGCTTCCTTCATATTGTTGTAAGTCTTATTATCAGGGTCGTTAAACAACGCAGAGTTAACTCCGTACACATTACACAACTCACGAAGTGTAATTTTCTCTGATTCTAGTAACTGAAGGTCTACAGGAGACAATCCCATATTTACCCAGCCTAACTTAGCACCAGCGATTAAAATTTGTCCTGCGTTTTGAACTATCTTGTTTTTAGTTCCGTACTGATTGTAGAAATCTTCTTTTAATTTACCAGCTTGTTCAGGGCCGAAGTCATTTGACTCGTCTGCATACAAGATACCTTTAGGCCCTTGATTCTGCAACATACCTACAGAGGTATCCTTAGCATCGTTACTGCGTTGTACAGTTCTGTAAGCAGCTTGTAAAGGCGATAAGCCATATAATTGTTGACCATTAGTGTTAAAGTAAGGGTTAAAGTATTTTAGATGAATTACATCATTTGCAGACAACTGATCCCATCCAACTAATGTGAAAGAATATCCTTCAACCCCATTAATAGTACCATCGCTGATGATAGCTACATATTGAGATGGAAGCACAACTAGTTCGGTAACCTTACCATTGGACAAGCGATTCGCCCAGATATAAGAGTTGCCTGTAATAAGCTTATAGCCTACAATATTTTCTAATAACTCTGATAAAGATTGGTATGGGTTTGGTCTTTCTAGTAATTTGTTCAATGGGCTATCTGCAATCTCATCAACTGCTTTTATTCTTACTAACTCAGCTTTGGCTATATCAGCACCACTAGATGCGTTTGCCATCATTGCCTTGTATGTATTCAGTTCTTTTTTGCTCTTAACCTTGTAAACGTAAAATGGAACTGTAGAAATGGTTTTTGAAATACGCTTGATGATAGAATAGACTTCGCTATTGTTATCATAGTCTTGTACGAACTTCGCATAATCCAAATTAGGGTAAAGTGTTCTACCGCCAATCAATCCACCAAAATCAGAGAAAGGATTATTAAGAGTTGTTTTTATTTTAGTGGCTGCCTTTTGTTTAAAAGGATTCACCGCACTTAGTATGTCCGTTAACTTCACTATAAGATATTTTTACAAAAGTAACAAATTTTTAGCCTAAACAATCCAACCTCGCTTCGGTTTTGCATATTTGGTGTATATAGCATAACGCATAGCATCCATCAAGTGGTCACGAAACTTAACAGGCTCATCCATTGTATTGCCATCATGATCCGTTTTCCATTTATAGTTTTTAATCTCATCTAGTAAATCCAAAGATTCTGATTTTATAAATATCGGAAATGATTTTACCTTGTTGACACCAGCAAAAACATCTTTAGCTGCTAGTTTCAAATTAAACCCAGCTTTATTTACCTCAGCTATTGTTTTAGGTTCTGCAGGGTCAGCGAATATGTCATCTCTACGAGATAAGCCTAAAGATTTCATCCTATCAATCAAAAGGGAGGTAGACATCTTAGTATCATATATCATTTGCTCCACATATATGTCACCATCGAAGTTTTTGCATTTAACTAGGGCAGTTTGATGATTAAAGCCAAAGTCAAGACCATAGAACACATCTCCACCCTCAGGGAAGTTTCTTCTTCTTCTCCAATGCGAATAAATCGTTGCCTCACTAATCGCCCTCTCTCCTAATCCGTAGACTCTCCAATATTCGTGGTCAGCTTCTCTTAGTCTTTCAATCTCTGCAATAATGGTCTTGTCTAAAAACGGATTGTCTTTGTAAGTCGTAATTGTAAAGTCAGTATCTTCTCTAGGAATGACTTTGTCATAAATCCAAGAGTAATAATCCGAAGGGTTATAGTCTAAAACGATTTTATCGGTAGTTCTTAGGGCTAATTGCATCCAAGACTCGTAATTTACCTCATTTGCCTCGTTAATAAACAAATAATGCCTTTTACGACCTCTAATCTTCTGAGGTTGGTCGGTAGATACAAATTCTACCGTATTTCCATTTAGGAAATATAAATTCTCTGATTTATTGTGTTTCTCTTCAGAGTATAGCCCATATTTAGACAATATCTCAATAAAGTCCCTCATAACGGAACCTTTGATGCTCGGTAGGGATGAACGGCAAATAGTTAAGGTCTTTCCTTTCTCTTGTAGGAGCTTTACGATAAACCAGGTAAGTACATTATAAGTTTTACCTGACCTCGTTCCTCCTTGCATTACAGAAATCCTTTTCTTAGATTCGTTCAATATCTGAAAGACGACATTGGTGGTTACTTCCATAGAAATAAATTAAAATTTTTGGTTTGCTCAAGTCAAAGCTAATACTTTTCGTTTTATAGGAAGGTAGGGGTATCAATCATAAAAATCAAGTTTTGCCTACACTTTTGATTGATAAAGTCAAGCTATAGGTTTACTTTTTTCAAAGAATCAGTAGTAATACTACCTAATGTAACCAAATTGGTAACATTGCTAAAAAGCAATTAGAAGCGATTTAAGACACTCAATGTCATTTTGGATAGATAGTACTAGTTTATGGTAGAAAGTGTCTGTATAGGCCTTAAAATGCCATTTAAGAGCTATTCTTCGTATTTTCCAGCTTCATTCTCTAATTCTACTTCTTTATCGTACTCGTAAAGTGGTATATCTTGGATATTGGCAGCTTCAGTAGCAGGAACCACAAAGCCACTATCTTCTAGTTGCATATTCTCATCACCATCTAGCTTCGGAACATCATCAACGTGGTTTGCCTTTAAGACATTCACAGTAATCTGCTTAACAACATCTCCTTCGTGAGCTACCTCTTGTCTTTCGATGTATCCTCTACGCTTACCTTTAGTCTTAAGTAAGAACATTGTAGCTAACGTATCACCCTTAGCAATACGTTCCATTAGTTTATGCTCACCAAAGTCTAGCATAATCTCCTCAGGTTCTATTTCAGCTAGTTTCCTAGCAAACTCAGGGTCATTCTTAATCCATACGTTATACGATGACCTAGATACCCCAGCTGATTCACAAGAGATGGTTATGTTACCGAAGTTCTCCTTATAAGCTATGATAAAAGCTTCTTTAGTTATATCCTTAAACTCTGCATTCATATTATTGGTTTTTATAATGTGTTATATAGAAAAATAAAAAAAATCAATGTCAAACAATGTGAAGGCTTTATTTTACAACAGAATAATGAAGGGCCCAAGGCACTCCCCAAAAATTCTATACGAAAAAATGTGGTAGGGGGTCAAAGAGGGTAGGGGCCTAAGCCATTTAACATAATATAAATTATAAGACTCCTTCCCTCTCCTATTTTAGCCTATCCAATGGCAAAGCTAATGTAATTTAACTTTATTGATTGTTATTGCAAGGTTAGGCCAAAAGTAACAACCAGCTCTAAATACTTAAGATACAATACACTTTACTATACTATATGTATTAACTAATAATAAGTATATTATATAATATACCTAATATAGTTGATAATATAACATACTATAATGTACTACTTAGCTAATGTATACCAATTAGCCTAGTTAATGACCTAAATACACTATCTAATTTAACTATTCATTAACAAATAATTTAACAAAGTTTAAGATTGTTTCATATTTATCCTTATCTTTATGTCTCATTAAAACCACTAAACATGATCTACTTATTAATTATCCAGGTGCTATTGTTCTCTGTTCTTATTGCCTTTGTAGGTAAGTTATTTACTAACATTTTAATTGATAAGCAATAATGAACACTACTATAACACTACTAGAACTGGTTCTTTTATGTGCTGCCTTTATACTAGGTTATGCACTAATCAAAACAATAACAAACAAATAAACCTTAAAAAAACAAACAATGAAAAACGTATTTACCAACTCCGAATTAGCTCACGTTTACGCCAACCAATCACAGCCAACTGGCCGAAATTCTAACGGCTCATTTTATTTTGAGGATAAAACCATATTTAGTTATGGTAGACACTTTCCTATAGCTGCAATAGTAAACAATAGTCAAGGAGTCGAGGCTATGTTATTTACTTTTCGTAGTTACTCAAACACAACTGGAAAGCAAGTAAGTATAGTAAGGTCAGCAACTAGACAATATAATAAAATTTACTGCTTTAACCCCAATTATTCACACGAGGCTAACTTACAAGAGTGGCTAAATTTAGCTGAAATGGAGGCTTTTAAGTTAAGAAAGGCAAAAAAGCCTGAAATTTACTTAAACGAATTAGGCCGCTTATCTAACCAGGTTAACGCTTACGCTAATTATTTTGGCCTTGAAATACCAGTAACTCTACAGGCTGTTTTATCTATTAAGGATAAAAAAGAGAATTTAGAGTATATGAGCAAAAAAGATGAGCTTATAAAAATAGAAGTAGCTAAAAAAATGAAAGCACAAAAGATAGAATATAAAGAGCAGCTTAAAAAGTGGTTTAATTTTGAAACAGGCCGAGTTTATAGCGGCTTTAATTTAGACTTTTTAAGAGTCAATGACAATAGAATAGAAACTACTCAAGCCGTACAAATACCTTTAGAACTAGCAAAGCGATTACACAATAAGATTAAAGCAAATACTTTGGAGGTTGGCGAACAGCTTTTAAATTACCGAGTAGACCAAATAGGCGATATTATCAAAATTGGCTGCCACAATTTTAAGCGTTCATACTTATTAAATTTTGGATCTAAACTAGCCTAGGTTAACTGATGAGCTGTAATTCAGCGAAATAAAGGCCCATTCATTGGGCTTTTATCTTAACCAATATTTTATTTTATGCTTTGCACTAAATTAACAGACGGCACCTACCTAGTAAGTGATATAATCCAGGGCCAATATGTAAAAAGAATTTACCAGGGTTACAATAAAGCCCAGGTTCTAAAGTTATTTAGAGCCTATAAAAAACAGATTCAGCAGAACTGGTTTGAGTATTTAGCAAAATAAGACCTTTTTAGGCCGTTTATTGTTTGGGTGGTAGTTTATACCATTTGCAAATAATATGGGCTTAAATCGGCTTAAAATGGGCTTGAAAAGGCACAGCAATCCTATGCCCAAAAAACCCACAAAAACCCTATTGGATACCTATGCCTAAAAATCCCCTTGGGACAAAAATCTTTTGTAGGGACAAAAATCTTTTATGATAACCTTAACAAAAAACCCCATAAAAATCTAAAACAATAACAAAAACTCCTTAACTTCGTCAAACAAAACAAAAACCCCATCTATGTCATTTGAATTAATCACCGTCAAATATGGCTGCAAGTGTAGTCTAACTGGCAAAAACTTCTCACCAGGTGAGCAAGTCTATTTTAACTACCTATCAAAAACTTTCCTTGATCCTGTGTATTATGAGAATATGCAGAGCCAAATCAATTCAAGTGGAGTTCAATCTTATTTCCAAAGGCACCAAAAACTTAATAAAGTAAACCAAAAACCCCAATAATATGACTAAATTCGAGTTTATCACAGAGACTAACCCAATAACTGGCTCTGTTAGATACTGGACTGAGAAGGAAGGTATATATGTAGACCATACCATCTCAGATAAAAAAGAAGTGGCTTACCAAAGATTTATGAGTGCTGCTAGTGGCATATCTTTAAAGCCTAACATAGAAATTACTGAAACTATTTACTCATCAACTGAATAAGTATGCACCCTACACCAGCTCATCTAAAACAAAAAGGCCTTAAGGATTACTTTATGATAAGTACCGATAAGGATAGGATTAAAAAAGATTACATCTATCGTGGTATGTTTATTTATTGGGACAGCAAAAAACCCCTAGATAAGTTCTACTATTGGAGAGGTGATTATTTCACATCGATTGAAGGAGCTATGCGTTCCATTGACCGACATTATAAACTATATAAAAAACTAAAAGATGCTAATTAGAGATTATCGTGCCTTACTGAAGTATGGCGATATAAAGAAGATTTGTGAGTTAACAGGCTATACACCCTATAAGGTACGCACAAGGTTAGCTAAGGCTGATGAGGAAATGATTGAGATTGTAGAAGCTTTCTATCGCAAAAAGATAGAAGAATTAAAAAACCAAATATATGATTTCACCGAATAAAATACACTACTACGCTATGCCAGGAATATTTAACTTTGAAGAACCTGATAGAGAATTACTAATTCAGTTCGTATGTAAGGAGATGAATGTAAGATACAAAGATGCTTTGTCTAAAGATAGATCACGCATTCTAGTACTTACTAGGAATATGTGCTACGCTATTTTAAAAACCTATGTAGGGGCCACAGTAACCTCAATAGGCAGATTATTTTTTCGTGACCATACAACTGTCCTACATGGACTACGAATGCACCAACAAGACTTAAGAACTAATGACATCTATGCAGAGCAATTTGATGAGATTAGATTCTTACTTAAACTTAATTTACCAACCAAAAAACACCTAAAGTATGCTAAGTCAATTCGCACAATGGGATGATTCTGAAAAGCGATTATTCATCGCTAAGATTATCCACCAAATTAATTATTCACAAGCTAATCTTGAGCTAATGGAATCAATCTTGTCTATATGGCAAAATTATCCAACAAGACAGGCTTATTATTATCAAGAAACACAAACAAAAAATCTAAACTATGGAATTGCAAACAACTAGTCCTTCGTATGAGTTAATCAACAAGGACTCAATGCTACAATTAGCATCAGAATTATCTAAGCTAATCAAAGAGAAAGGCTTATCATCTAACATTCAAGGCAAACAATTTGTTAACGTGGAAGGATGGCAATTTGCTGGAGCTTCACTAGGATTGATGCCAATTATTACATCTACTCAAGACTTATCAAATGAAACTACTATCAAATATATGGCGACTTGTGAAGTTCGCAATATTACTACTGGTTCTGTTGTTGCTGTCGGTATTGCTTTATGTACCAATGCCGAAAAAACTAAGCGTTACTTTGATGAATACGCTATTCTCTCTATGGCTCAAACTAGGGCTATTGGTAAAGCGTATCGTAATTTGTTAGCTTGGTTAATGAAAGCTGCTGGATTTGAGGCTACACCTGCTGAAGAGATGGACTTTGCAGATGCGAAAGCAGATGCTAGGGCTAAAGAAGAGCCCAAAAAACCTGTCGTACAAGAGGTAGAAGTAGAAGAGATGGCAGAAGTAGTAATTGATAGAGTAGAATTAATTAAGCAGATTACTGACTGCACAAAAAATAAGGAGCTAGTAGATTTATATTATGGATACAAGCAATACATAGATGGCGACCAAGCCTTACTAATGTTACTTAAGTCTAAAAAAGAATCATTCACATCTAAAACAAAAAAATAATGAGTACAGAAATATTTTTACCGAAGGTAGAACTAGCTACCTATGAACCAAGTAAGTTTAACAATGACTTAATCAAAACAACTATTGTAGAGCACTATAAAGAAACAGGAGATAGCCCATTAGAAACATTAGTTCGTATGGATGCTATTGCACAACTATTCGATGGTGTTCGTGGTGAGCTTAGAGAGTTAGTAGTAGATGAGTTAGCTAAGTATCCTGGTGGTAAGGCTGATGTCTTAGGTAGCGAGGTTACTAAGATTGAATCAGGAGTTAAGTACATCTATGACCAAGATTATGCTTGGACTAAACTTAACAACGAAGTAGAGTCACTTAAGTATGCTCTTAAAGAAAGAGAAAAGATGCTAAGGACTATCAACACTCCAATGGTTGATCCTGAAACAGGTGAGATGGTACACCCAGCTCCTAGAGTATCTACAACCACATTTAAAATATCCTTAAAGAAATAACAATGAAAGCAACACTAGGGATGTTAAAATTCTTTTTTATTGCAGTACCAGTTTTTATTGTTGTCTATTGTGGTGCAATGGCAGCTATAGAGATTAAAGAATATTTAAGAAAATGATTTACCAATTAAAAAACACAATAGATGTTCACACTCCTCTTGGGTACGGAAAAGCAATCGCCTGGATCGATTACGGATCAGATACAAACACAGTTTGGAAAGTCGTACTATACGACACAGGTATGGTTAGGAACTTTTACGATGACGACATACTCGTATATCCCAACGCAATGGATGGAGGAGAAATCGATGAAGAGTTCTTCGTCAAAAGAGAGTTTAAGTATAATAATCAACAATTTATAAAAGGGCTAAAAAACCATTTTAAACCATATGAGTCAAGAGATAAAGGGGATGGAGAATAATATACCAGTAAGAATGGTGTTTATAGACAACAAGGAAGAGATTCATTTTAAATCTATAGCAGCAGCTAGTAGAAAGTCTAAAGTAACAGCACAGAGCATTAGAGAGTCATTAAACCCTATTGCTAGAAAGAAGTTTATGGTTAAGCACCTAGACAAAGAAAGAGTAGTGGCTTTTAGGATACTACCTAAATCTTAGTATATTTGTGGCGAGTGTCGGATACTCATTAAGAATTTATTGCCCTTGATATGAACCCCCAATCCGACTGGGGGGAATTTGATGGGGCTTTTTTTATTTATGAACAGAGATTTTAAAGGTGTATGGATTCCTAAAGAGGTTTGGTTAGATGAGAAACTTTCTTGGATGGAAAAACTTTTCTTAGTAGAGATTGATTCTTTAGATGCAGAGAAAGGTTGTTTTGCAAGTAACAGTTATTTTGGTGTATTTTTTCAGTTAAGTAACTCAAGGGTTAGTGAAATTATATCTCAGTTGGTAGAGAAGGGATATGTAACTACCTTTCTTGTTTACGAAGGAAAGCAAGTAAAACAAAGAATTTTAACACCAACAATACCTATTCGGAAAGTCGAAGGAGGTATTCGGAATACCGAAGGGGGGTATTCGGAAAAGGCGAAGGATAATAATACATTGATTAATAATACAACTATAATAAATAATAAACTATATAACGAAAAGGATGCTTTTGTAAATAGAGTTAACGATTATAAAGATAAACTTGGTAACCAATACCAATCTTTTTTAGACTACTGGACTGAAGCAGATGCAAAAGGCAAGATGAGATACCAAGACCAAAAATTCTTCGACATTGGTAGAAGAGTAGGAACCTGGATTAAGAATAGTAAAAACTTTGAACCTAACACACAAACTAAAATAAAGCTCAAATAATGGATGTTATAAACCTTCCTAAAAACCTAGAGATAGAAGAGAATATACTAGGCTCTATCCTACTAGATAAAAATGCTTTGCCTTTTGTAGTAAACTATTTAACAGAAGATATTTTCTACGATTTAAGGCATCAGTTAATATTTAGAACCATTAAGCAGATGTATGATAAAAACATACAAATAGACTTAAGTACTGTGTTTCAAAGACTTATAGATAATAAACACTCAGAAGAGGTAGGTGCATTATACCTTTCTAAATTAACTAACAACGTAGTATCTACTGCTCACCTAAACACTCACATAGAGGTAGTAATAGAATTATACAAGCGTAGAAAGTTAGCAACATTGGGCAGATTAATGGAGGTTGCAGCCTATGATGGTGGTGAATCTACTGATGATACACTAGCTACGTTTGGTAAACAACTTTTAGGACTGCAAGAGTTTGGTAATATATACGAAAAGACTATAGACCAAATCATTTTACAGCTTATTAATAATAGAGATGCTGCCAGAGAGGGGGAGCTGCTAGGCATTAACACAGGTTTTATAGAGCTCAACAATACACTTTGTGGATGGGTAGACCCTGACTTTGTTATCATAGCTGCTAGACCTGGAATGGGTAAGACTGCTTTTATGCTTTCTAGTATCTACCACATAGCAATCCAAGGAGGCATACCTACGGCCATTTTTAGCCTCGAAATGAGCTCCAATCAGCTAGTTGAAAGGTTAGAGTCAATTAGCTCAGAACTGCCCTTAAAACGCCTTAGAATGAATTTACTGACAGATAACGAAAAGGCCCACCTTTTACGAACTGACGACAAGATACTTACTTCCCCCATCTACATAGAGGATATGGGCGGTATTAGTGTAACCCAGCTACGAGCCAAAGCAACTATTCTTAAACAGAAGTATGGCATAAAGATTATCTTTATCGATTACCTTCAACTTATGAGTGGTACTGGCAAGTCAAACCAAAACCGAGAGCAAGAGGTATCCTACATTAGTAGGAGCCTAAAAGCACTTGCCAAAGAGTTGGAAGTACCTATTATCGCCCTATCCCAATTATCACGTAGAGTAGAAGAACGAGGAGATAAGATGCCTCAGTTATCTGACCTTAGAGAATCAGGATCAATAGAACAAGATGCTGATGCTGTGATAATGCTAATGCGACCAGGATACTACGAACAAACTGAGTCAGTAGAGATTGGTGGTAGAGAATATTCTCCTAGTGATTTAGTAGTTTGTAAGGTGGAGAAGAATAGACACGGAGCTACAAAAAACCTAGCATTAAGATTTTTACCTGAAACAATGACCTTCCAAGATTATGTCCAAGGGTTATAGAAATAGAAGAAAGTTTGAGATAGAAGCTGCTAAGGCTGTAGATGGTACTTACCAAGCCATTAGACTATTTGCTAAGAGCACTAAGGTTTTAGTAATACATCAAACCGAAGCTTTAAAGAAGGGTTATTTTTTGCTAGAGTATGAGAACGATGGTCGGCCTAGTGGCATATCAGATGAAAGAGTAGAGTTTTTTGCTTTTAACTTAGACCTAAGAGATAGAATAGTTTTTATACGAGCAGAGTTTTTAAGAGTAAAGGCTAGAAGATATTGGAGAATAGGTGAGATAAAAGTAAAGGATAAAATAAAATATGTCAAGATGCCAACTGATGAACTTATTCGCTGGTATTAATGTATATTAATAATATATTGTAATTTTGGTAATGGCATACCAATCAGCAAGTGAATTAACAAAGATGATGTTAGAGTATCTTAAGGATAATGGTAACGAAGTATGGAGGAACAATAACCTAGCTGTTAGAGGTAGGGCCTTCATAGGTAGAAAAGGAGTTCCTGACATTATTGGTTATAGTAAAAAGTATGGTCACTTTGTTTGTTGCGAGATTAAAGCTATTGGAGATAGATTGTCTCAGGATCAGATGTTATTCTTAGAAGAGCTATCAATGGCAGGAGGAACTGCAATGCTTTGTCAACAGGTTAGGGATGAAACAATACAAGTAAAAATCTATAAAGATGGCGAAAACGAAGACTGGAGATTCGAGAAAGGTGAACTTCGGAAGTAGAAAACGAGGTTCAGCAAAGAAATCATTTAATAAACATAGCCCAAAGCCGAAGGTTTACCGAGGTCAAGGCCGTTAAAACAAAACAAAATGGAAGATTTAGAATTAGAAAACAAGGAATTGAAAGCTCCTAAAACAGTAAAGAAAAACAAAGATGTTTTCTCACAGGAAACTTTTGACTTTTTACACCAAGTCTTAATTGACTTTGCAATAGATATGAAACATAGGCCTAAGCTAAAAGAAATATTAGCAGCTACAAAGCCTGAATCAAAGAGCAATAGTATTTAATAAATAAAACAAAAAACAATGGCAGTAACTAAAGAGAAGATTTTCCTAGGAAGGTCTTTCACAATGAAGACAGCATTTGGGGAGTTTAAGAAAGTATCTTTCGGCCCTGATGATTTAAAGAAAATGAATGACTTCGCAGCAACTAATAATGGTTGGGCTAACATTCTTATTAAAAACAAAAAGGATGCTAAACCAGGTGAAGCAGGTTTCTATATCGAGCTAGATACTTGGGTAGCTGATGGTAAGCCAAAAAAGGATTTACCATTTTAATTTATTCTTATGAAAACAAATATCAAAGAAATTATAATTAATTTATTAGTTTTGTTTGCAGGTGTTTATTTACCATTCGCTTTTATAGTAAATGAATTTAATCCACTAGAGTGGCATTGGATTACTAGAAGCTTATACGTATTAACCTTGGTTGGTATGTTAACTTACGCAATGCAAGAGTTTAAGAAAAAGTAGTTTGTGTGTTTTTTTGAAATAAAGGTAGCCCTGTCGTTTCTACGATGGGGCTTTATTATAATAAAACACCCCCAGTTTTTACCTGAGGGTGAAACCAAAAACCACCAACTATGAGAGAGCTTCTTAAGTATTCCTATTTGTTTTATCGTAGAACCTTGTTATAACGGTTCCGAATAAGGCCTCTTGATATCTCTTGATAAAAGAGTCTGAGCTCTCATTAATATAGAAGAAGTCTTGTGATTGCATATATACATAGCATCTGTCAGCATCTTCATCATCTTCAGTAACAGATTCTACTAAATGAATATTGATCCAGGCATTACTTTGCTCCGTACACTCTTCTAAATCATAGCTATCGTCTTCCGTAAGCTGTTCGATTTGCAGTAACATCTCTTGCACTCTCTTTAATAATGATTAATCTCAGTTTCATTGCTACATCTTTCAGTCTATCTTCTAATAATTTCTGCTCTAATTTTAGAGCCTTAATTACTTCATCAGGATGTTGTTCGCCCATACAAATTTACGTTTTAATTATTACAGAAATAAAAAGTGCATACCTTATTGATTATCAATACGATACACACTTATTTGTTAATTGTCTAAAGTGAGTTTGTTAATTGTCTACTTCCTAGGTAGCCTTATTATCTTGCTACCTAATGGCATAGGCACGAATATAGCAATTCTTCCGTTATCTAAAACAACTCCACAACCTAATGTGGGTCGTTTGGGGAAAGGTCGTGAATATTCCATTGCGTAAGCGTTAATATCTATACCACAACCGACATTCATACCGAATATCATATCCTTATCTGAGCTACTATAAAGCACACCACCGAATGAATGAATGTGACCAATGACTGTTGATTGACGAGCATCTCTTGCTCTATTGATGGCACCAGCTTGTCCTGATGACCCTGTGCCGTGGGTATATAAAACACCATCTATTTCCCATTCTAAGGCCCATTTCCAGCCCTTAGGAGCCTCCCAAGCATCTTCATAGGATTTAATAAATCTTTCAGGTAATCCGTTCGCTATGGCCTTTCTTTTATGTAGGGCTGAGTGGTTACCGATACAGACTTTTACATTAGGGAATCTCTTGTACCAAATGTTAAGCTGTTGCATAGCCATAATAGCCTCCTTAGAAGCTGACTCCCCATTAGGGTTAGTCTCGTGAAATGAGATAGCGTGGTTATCTACTTCATCACCGATGTGAACGATTTCAGAACATTGGAACTTGTTGAATACCTCATAACAAAAGTCGAGGTATTTAGGATGGCAGAAGGGGAAGTGCGTATCACCTATGATACCCACGTTTTTGGTTTTAGCCATATTGGTTGGTTTTGGTTAGTAAGGTGAGTAATGGCTCTTGCCATTTACCTTGGTTGCTCTCAAGGTTTGCTTTCTATTGTCTTTACCTCTATATCCTACGTGCACCCAATCAGGTTTCTCTTTAGTTCCGAACTCCCAAATTAGCTGGTCGTAGTCAAGATTGTCTTTTATATAATTGAATACCTCTGTATTAGTAACTCCTGTTGCACTATCATCCATATCGATATCAGCCGCACGGCCCACACAATGGTCTGAACTTACTGACCCTCCAATGAAATGGTTGAGCATCTTCCCCCTGTATCCACTAGAAATATTGATTGAGCCGTATCTTTCTCTTATCGGCTCAAGTACCTTTTCGCAAAGTGTCTTTAGGTTTTCTAAATGCTCTGCTGTAGGTGTATTATCTAAGCCTTCTCTTTTAGCCGATTCACTTCTAGTAAATTCTGATAACGCAAAATGTGCTGATAACTTCATAACTATTTTTTAAATATTTTCTCTACAGATGTTAATCCTAAACAACCGAACGCTAACAAAGCTACTGATTCTACTAGAATTGCTGAGGGGGCTATATGCTCTTCACTAAAACTATTGTGGTACATAGTAACGCATAAGGTTACTACACATAACAAACCGCATATACGCTTCATACTTAATTGCCCTGTTTCATCACAAAAGAATTGTTTCATATTAATTACCTGTTGTATCTACTTTAGTCTTACCCCAAAAGCTCTTTTTCTCTTTAATAAGAATAGTATCGTGAATATAAATAGTATCTATTTTTATTTTCATTTCACTTATTTCATTCTTAAGTAACTTATTCTCATTAGATAAATTATTTATCTTGTTAGTCGTAGCTATTATTAACTTCTCTTTAGTACGATCTGCTCGTACTTGTACCTTTTTATTATGTTCTAATGTCTTATTAAAGTCAGTCATTAACTGTTGAAAGTCTTTATCTTCTTTTTTTATAGGAGATTCAGTATCAGCTCCGACATTTACATAACCTATTAAAGTAAATAATGATATAAGAGATATGTATATTAATTTCATAGCTATTATTTGACTGATTTTTTAATAGCTCCCATATCTTCTAGAGTTTCTAGCTTAGTAGAGGTAGCACTTAGGGCTGTTTTACACTCAATTAAGGCTTGAGTCTTTAACGAATCCTTGTGCTCTAGGTTGGTTATTCTGTATTCCTGGCTTTGAATTTGGCCCTTAAAGGTGCTTTTGATGTCTATGTACAAATAGGAAATGCCGATTAAAACGACAAATAAGGTTCCTACGATTGGATTTCGTGAAAACTCCTTAAAAGACATTATTGATGTTATAGGATTTAAATTAATATTGTTCTTACTTGTTGCCATAATATCTATATTCTGTTTTGTTATTTTTAATTGTTCCGTTAAGTAATTTATGTAGATATTCTGGTTTTATATTATTTTCTATAGCACATATTTTAGCACTTTCCCATGTTTTATTTGTTTTAATGGATATTACTTTTTTTGTACTTACTCCGTATTTTAAAGTCAATCTCCTTTCTTCTTTAAGTTTTTGTGCTGCTATTTTTTTATTTAAGCAAGATTCTTCACTTTCTTTTATCCCTCTTTTGTTACCTAATTTATATCTAGTTTCTTGTGATATTACTCTATTTAATTGACCTTCTCCACCATTAGTCATATTACTTAGGCATCCAGTATTCAAATCCTTTCTTCCGTATAATAAAATAAATTCTATTTCTTTTTGACAAGCTTCTTCCCAAGACAAATCATCCATTAATATTTCTACATCATAACCATTTTTAGATATATTTTGCCAATGCTTATTTCTGCTTTTAACAGAATATGCCCTTTGTTCAGTATTGCCAATACCGATATAAAATGGTTCGTTTTTATCTAATCTTATATGTCTATATATACAAGCCATTTTACTTTTTTCCTATTTTAAAGTAGATACCACCTGAGTAGCCAATATTATAATTTTTATTAATATCTACGCTTAGGCCTATTAGAGCCTTATTTTTGACACTTAGCATCAAGGAAGGACTTAGTACTTCCAAGCCATTAAGTGGGCTGTATGAGCCTCTAATGCCCCAATAAAGGGTATTAGTCGCTTTCTTAGCGTAGTACTCTCTTGTAATTATGGTTTTTTCGGTTAAATTGGCTTTGAACCCTCTAGAAATAATCCTATTTTGGCTGATAGTATCATTCACTACAAAGATATTAGAATCTTTTTTAATAGTGTCAGAATAGGCTTTGACCTTATAATAGTCGTTTAATACGTATAAGGTATCGTGTACAGGAATCTGTACAGAGTCAATGATATAGAATGGTATATCATTTCCCTTCTTGTACGTATTAACGTACAATGTTTTGTACGTAGTATCGTGTACCTCTACTATCTTTTTGTACTGAGATAAGTCGAACTGCCTATTATTTGGTGGTATATAGGTAGGTTTAACAAAAAAATATAGCCATAACACAAGGAGTATTACGGCTATAAACAAGATGTTGTCTTTAAGGAATTTCATTATCCTTCCACAACTTCTGCTTCAGGAGCTTGTGGATTCTGCTCCTGGTTTAATTTTCCTAATAATTGTAGGATTGGGTTCGCATATTTAAAAGGAACTTCCAATAAGTAAGCTTCAAGAGCTTTTACGTTTTCTTCAGATAGATTTATCATAGTAGTTATTTTTTGCAAATATAAGATTATTCTGCAACTATAATTGGTTCATTTGGTTTTAATGGCTCTACTATTATTTTACCATTATCGTCAGTCCAATCTGTATCCATCATATGCTTATCCTTTCTTTCGCCTATTACCATCCAAGATATTTCATCGGATGAGCTTGTGTTTTGGCTTTCTATGTAGATAATGTTACCAATTACCTTACCTTTTACTAAATCCCAACCGCTTTCATTTGTAGTAAAACATTGTACTTCTCTACACAATGCTTCAAAAGTACCATCAGTCATTGTAGATACTTCATCTATGTTAGCTTGTGCTTTACCATTTACTAAAGTAAGTTTACCTCTATAAATCAAATCGGCTTGTGGGCCTTCTATAAATGAATGAACTAATTGATGAGTTTCTGATAATGATTCTAAAGGATGTTCAATTCTAAATGAACCTGAACCTTTAGATAATGAACCTGAAATTGTTACATTTCCTGCATCATTAAGAATAAAAGTAAAACTACTACTTGAATTTTGTGCTGCTATTGTAAAAGAGCCTGTGCCTGATGTAAATCCTTTAGGAAATAAAACAATATTTGCAGCACCAGTACTATTAATTCCTACACTACCAGCACTTGTAATACGCATTCTTTCGGGATGTGTGCCTCCACTTGTTTGTGTAGCAAAAGCTAAAAAGGCAGCCTCATTACTTCCTGTACTTTCTCTTCCTGCTTTTATGTATGCCATTTGAGAACCTACTCTTGTAAAGCCAATACCAATACCTTCGTTAGCACTTGATATTGTACCACCAAATAAATCAATTAAATCACCATTACCCATATCAGAAACAATATTACCAGCAGTTCCTGATATACCCAATTTAGTACTTGGACTACTT